TCACGGGAACTTGGAAAGATATCTTTCCTACAAATTTAGTTCCTAGGTTATCTGCACACATGATTGATGGTGACGCGCCCGAAATTGACGGCTTACCAACGTCAACCGTCACCAGTAACCATAAACCGGGGAAATATGTTTGCCCGGCTCCTGATCAGGGGGGAGAGTGTAAAAGTTGCCGAATGTGTTGGGATGCCAATATAAAGAGTATTGCATACCGGGCACACTAAGAAAAAATAACGGGGTGAAAAGGGAGTGTGGCTTAGGCTGTGCTCCCTTTTTTTGTACATAATCGCCCGTCTTAATTTGTACATAATAGCTTGTACATAATAGCTTGTACATAATAGCGGCGCTCTAAGATATCCAGAAATTTTAAGCAAAAAAAAGCCCCCGATTCATTCGGGGGCTTTTATTCTCCAAGTTAGGTTATTGAATTATACCAGACGGTTGCCAGTTGTGGGAATGACCGTTAGATTGAGCTTTAGTCATTAATAGCTGATAAGCCCGGTATTTGGTCATAGCCCCAGTACCAGTCATATGGTAACCCTTTTCGCGTCGACTTTCCCTGATGTGGGGACTGTGATCAACGTAATAGGTCACAGCGTTTAGCAAGCGCCATGCTGTATTACCCAATTCCCGCTGTAATTCGTGGGAATAGGCGTTTTCCAGCATGGACAACGTGTTCAGCGCTTTACCAGAGTATACTGGTTCCGGTGACGGAACGTCAACACCGTTGACACGTGAATACCGAATAGCTTTCTTAAAACCGAATAAATCGGCAAAGAATTGCTCATTCTCATGCACGGCAATAGGTGTAGCGTTCAGCTGTTGGAATGATTCCACAGCTAGCCTAGAAAGCTCACCAATAGCTTTAATTTGCTTTCTAGCGTCACATATACGGCTATCCGCTGATTTGGTATGTTTAATGATAAAACCGTTATCACGTGATCTACTGATCATTGGTAATTGGTTTGCACAGAAAACACGTTCCATCATTAGCAACATTTTTAGCGCTAATGTGCCATTGTGACTGGTGACCAGTGTAACCTTGGTTTTCCCTTGGTCAACTCCACCTACTAACCACGGCGCTAACTCATTACTTTCCAACTGGCACCATAACTGACGCCCGTTGCTGAATTCGCCGTGTTTTATGTAGGTACAGCCTATATTCTCGTAATCAGCAATAATATCCTCAAATTGAGAATTACTTATTATCTGGTATGAGCTAGGCGCCACATGGAGCACTGGACTATCACCAATGGAAATTCCGGCAACAGTTTTACTAGATCGAACAATTGCCTTATAACCTGTAATAGGCAGGTATTCGTTAGTATTACCATCAAGACGGAATAATCCCTCTTCTTCTACTTCCCAATGAAACCAACGTCTCAAGGTTTGCACTGGATGTCTTAGTATATCCATCATATTGTGGAAACCAAAGGAAGTAGGATTATCTAATGGACTAGTCATAGCTAATCTCCTTTGTTAAGGTTAGGGGGAATGTTGTCTCAGTGGCCAGTATATTCCATCTAGTTCCAGAGAGCGAGCGCCCGGCATGCTTACACCCAAGACTCCATGCCTAGTTCAGGAAGGCGATATATTCACATTGTCAAAAAGTGCCAGTCGCTTATACTATGAAACAAAGACAATCACGAACGGGTAGACAATATCCCTCATACCAAGAGCGTGTGATCGATAATTATTCATACCCCTTATATAGAAGATAGGGTAGAAAGTTCCATTTATTTTTCAGGTAATATATAAAGTAGGTACGGGCGTGGCTGGGGGGCATGACGTCCAGCTTTTCAACTGATCGCGAATTTTTAACGGAATCGCGAATTTTCAACGAGGGAGAGGGGGGTGGGTAATATAAAATAAAAGAGGCGCACACAAAGTACCCCAATTTTTTTGTATTCTATTTTTTCCAAATTTTGCCTATATTCCGTCCAACCTCAGCGGGACTATGTTTGTAAGGAAAAAGCGGTACAAGGCACTAGAAGACGAATTAAGGGGGACTCATGCGGAGTTAAACCTCTTTAGGCGCATCCTGTACGATTCTTCATCCTATATCATCAATGTCATGAAAGAGAAGCAAAAACGCAATATTGGTTCCACTAAGGCTTTGGGCTATTGTCAAACAGCCGCATTAGCCAATTTAACTTTTTTAGATAAAGATAAGCGGGAAACCGACCTTAATGGAACAATCTATGACATTGGGCGAGGCTATCCAGAGGCTTAAGGAGTTAGGCCTTTCTGTAGATGTCGATGCCATATTATCAGTACTAGACGAAGAAACCGCCTATGCAGAGGATGTTTATCTCTCAATGCATTCCTTGGCGGAGATTCTGGACATTATCAATGACGAATTAGAGGTTCCCTTGCTTTTAGTGCCTCCCGGCGAGATATATGAAGCATAGACGAGCCATTGTAATCCCCGACCAGCATTTCCCTATTCACGACGTTCCGGCTGTAAACGTAGTAGTTAAGGCTATGGAAGTGATAAAACCCGACATTATGGTGAATCTGGGTGATATAGGCGAATGGGAGAGTGTCAGTGCATGGCGATGGAAGGGAAAGAAGCTTCCCGATCTCACATTCCAGTTACCCCTAGTTGACGAAGAAATAGAGAAAGTGAACGCCGGTCTGGACATTTGGGACGAAGCCAGTGCAAAAGTGGGCTGTAAGACCAAATACATGCTTCAGGGTAATCATGACGCTTGGTTGGATATGTTCGTTGAGAACAAGGTCGGCGACCATCCGGCGCTAAAGGGGTACAAATTTGATAGAGCCTGCAACCTAAAGAAGCGGGGATATAAGTATTATCAGCATAATCACCCTTTAAAGATTGGAAAGCTGAATTTCATCCACGGCGCCTATGCCACTGTATATCATGCGAAGAAACATTTAGAGTCTTACGGTGCCAACATCATATATGCTCATGTGCACGACTGTCAGCGTCATACCCTGACAAAGCTCGATGCTGGCACTATTGGCTCTTGGGCTGTAGGAAACCTGAAAGATCACTCTGCTGAGAAGAACAAATGGCTAAAAGGAAGGCTACACAACTGGCAACACGCCTTTGCCATTGTTGATTGGTACACAAACGGCAATTTTAAGGTAGAGGTTGTTGACATTCAGAACGGGATGACGTACCTTTGGGGTGATTTGATAGATGGCAATGAAAATTAAGATTTGGTCGCTAACCACAAATAGGAGAACCTGTATGTTAGGAGTAGTGATCGCTGGCCTGTCCGGAGGGATGTGCGGTAACCAATCCGCAATGGTACTTGGAGATAAAGTAATATAGGATGGGAGTGACAGGCCGAAGTGTTTACCAGAACCGTAAGGGGGGTTGATTATCACGTTTATGAGAACAAGAAGGCATTTCAAAAGGATTATCCGAAGACTAAGCTTCTTGAGGACTGGCGGGAAGGTAATGAAGGTGATTGGGTTGTAACTGATGATGGTCAGGTTACACAGATCATCATTCGGAACACAATGTACAATACCGGCCGAAAGGCCAAGAATGAAGTGGTTAAGACACTTCTTGGTATGGCTTGGGTCAGACCAGACGGTAAACTGCAAGGAAAGCCCGCCATTAGTATATCCAGCTTCACCAAGCGAGATGCAAAGGAAGCTAGGAAAAAGCGGAATATCCCAACCCATCAGGAACATCTCTTTGCTGAGTATGTTTCAGCCGGTGTTTCTCCAGTTCAAGCATATCTTACAGCATTTGCAACGGATAACACACTTTATGCTGACAGGGCATCAAGGATGTTACTTTCAACAAAAAGGGTACAACATCTCGTGAGAAAGGAAATAGAAGAGAAAGCACACGCTCTGGGTATCAGTCATTCATGGATACTTGAGCAGTTTAAAGGTATTATAGAACAAAAGAATGTGCGTGACTCTGATAAGCTTAGAGCACTGGAAACCCTTGCCAAGGCTACTGGTATACTGGATACCAGCAAAGCAACAGAGACAGTAGCTCTACTCCATCAGGTACGGGACTTTACTCGTGAGGAGCTTGATAGCTGGAAAGAGGTATCACCGGATATGGAGAAACTGTCAGATGGAAAAGAAAAGAAGCAAAATGAGAAATCCTAATCTGGGGACATGTTCAAAATGCAAAGAAACCTTTGTTCATATTCATGAACGGGCAGATAAAATCTATCAAGCTTATACCACTGGGGAACAGTTAATGTCAGATAAAGGGCGGTCTTGGATGAAAAAGAAGAAATGTCCTGA